TGATCAATCCTGAACTAGCCCTCCGAATGGTGAGGGAATCGTCTGTTATAGCGTTTGATACTGAAACTACCGGCCTTACCGTTGCGGATTCAGTGTGCGGTTGGGTGATAACAGACAAAGACAATTCTGTATATGTTCCGGTCCGACACAAGGAGGGTGGGAATATACCCAATGCGGCAGAATTTGAAAGGGCGCTTAATTCTGCTTTTGCTTCACGGCATCTTCGCGGGTTTCGGACTGTTGGTCATCACCTTGGCTTCGATTTACGTGCTAGCCTCCGCCATGGTGTGGATATTAGAGGTCCTCTCGAAGATACTATGATCAACGAATCGCTTATAAGCGATATCACCATTGGTTACAGCCTTGAAGACTGCGCGAATAGATGGAAGGTAGAGACCAAAAAGGGGGCTGGAATATATGCCGAACTTGCTCGACGATTCGGTGGGCTTCCCACCTCTAAGCAAATGCAACACTTCCACAAAATTGCGGGGGACGACCCAATCGTCGTTGAATACGCCATCGGTGACGGAATATCAACTCTTCAGCTTTGGGAAAGGCAACAGGCACGCCTTGACGAGGATAATCTGCGACGAGTCTGGAAATTGGAGTGTGATCTTTTACCGTATCTGGCCAGAATGCACAACCGAGGACTCCGAATAGATCTGGATCACGCCCCCAAGATCTTAGAGGATATCAAGGCGGCGGTAGACAAAAACATGGAGGCATTCCCACGGGACTTTAACCCCCGTTCCCCCAAGGGCGTAGAGGAATTGTTCCGAGCCAATGGATTCGGTGATGCTCAATTTGCCAAGACCGAGAAGGGTGCCATTTCGTTCACCGAAAAATGGCTGATCACCAACGAAATAGGGCGGGCGATTTTAGACATACGGAGGATAGAGAAAGCACGTGACTCATTCATACAGCCACTTGTCAATACGCACAATGTCAACGGGCGAGTGCATCCTGTCCTTAATCAGTCGAAATCCGACGACTACGGTGTTGCGGGAGCTAGACTTTCTTGCACCGAACCAAACTTGCAGGCTATCGCTAAGCGAAACATTGACATTGGTCGTATCGTTAGAAGACTCGTCATCCCCGACGAAGAGATGGTCCTAGAAGAGGCAGATGCCAAACAACAAGAGCCGCGCCTATTCACTCACTATTCCGAGCAGCCAGAGTTAGTAGAGGGTTACCGAAATGGCACGATGGACATGCACGACCGGGCTGCCGAAATATTAGGGATCGACCGGGAGGTAGCGAAGCGACTTGGTATGGGAATGCTTACGATGATGAGTGTTCCGACGCTAGCCGTCCACATGGGCTGGACCCCTAGTCAGGCGCAGCAGGCCCACAGGGCATTCCTGAGCGAGGCGTTCCCGCAGATCGGGGTATTCCAAGCCTCCGCCGTCCAGAAATTTCGGCGGCAGGGGTACGTGAAGACTATGTTGGGCAGGAGGGCTTACTGTGCTGAACCAAATTTCGCCTATCGGGGCGTCAGTCGACTCATTCAAAACAACGGCGGCGACCACATTAAACTGTGCATGCTTCGGGCCAATCAATATGAAGATGCCCATCCAGAAGTTGAGGTGTTGCTGTCTATCCATGATTCTCTTATGTGGCAACGCGACCCTGCCCATGAACCTACTGAGCTTATCAAATCCATTGAAAACGTAGCCGCCGAAATGGACCTGATAGTTCCAATCCCATTCGGTGTGGGCAGCGGCCCCGATTGGGCGCGAGCTTCTTACGGGAACAAATTAGACCGCTACGAAGAGTAACTTGACACAGACACAGGGATGTGATACAATGTCAGAGCAAGTCGAGGGTAAAGTTGAATTTGAGTCGGCGAAAGCTTACCTCGTGATTCCAACCATAGGGCCGAAGAAGATTTGGATACCGAAATCCCAGACGGACGCCAAGACCGAACCAGACGGAGACGGGAACGTGAAGTTCGACGTCACGGATTGGTGGTACAATCAGTGCTATCTGAAGGCGTGGGAAGCCGAGGATCCTGCATGAGGGAAGCAGAGGTTAAGCGAAAAATAGTAGACTCTGTTCGGCTTGAAGGTGGCTACGCCCGCCGAATAGAAGATAAATTCACCGTCGGGATGCCCGACGTCGTGCTCATCCCTGTTCAGTGCCCCGTGGTCTGGATCGAAGTTAAACTAGTGCCGGGGCAGCTGTTCCACCCATCGATGCGGCAGTTCGTGGAGTTGAATAAACTCCGACGCGCGCCGCATTCTACCTCATTCGTCATAGGCTGGAAACGTAGCCTACTGTATATTTCCAGACCAAAGATGGATATTCACCTGGATCAATGCATAGAACAACTACCGGGTGAAACAGTGACCAGTCTCATAAGGAGAGCTATAGAAGATGAGCGACAATAGAAGAACAGCCCATGACCTAATGAAAGAGGCGGCGATCACCGTCCTCAAGGAACGCCCTGGAATACACGGCAGCGCTGAAAATAGTTTTGCCATGATCGGGGACCTATGGACGGTATACCTTCGCCACTGTCGGCGTGTTCGCGGTGACGATGGTATCCGCCCCGAAGACGTCGCTGAAATGATGACCATGCTGAAGAAGTCCCGCAAGGTATACGGCAAACCATTCCAGCGAGATAATCACATTGACGACATCGGCTACGCCGCGCTGGCCGGGATGCTGTGGCTGCCCGACCCCGACGCTCCTGAACAGGAGATGGATCGGATTGACGTAACCGAGAAAGATGCGAGGGAGCCAAATGGTGCTTAGTATGTTCTGCCGCACGGGCGTTCATGCCCTCGTTGACGGCCAATTCGGATCTACTGGAAAGGGGGCGCTGGCCGGTTGGCTGGCGCTCCAAGCCCTTGAACAGGGATTTCTGGATAATTTTGAGGGTTCCATTTGTAGCAACGGACCGAACAGTGGGCACACCAGTTATTTTGATGGCCGAAAGATAGTGCTAAAACAGCTCCCTACGTTCGGTGTTCATGCCCACCTGATGGGGTGTTCCTTACCAATCTACCTTTCGGCGGGGGCCGTCATAGACCCGCCCATCCTAGCGGCGGAGGCGGAGGAATATGGAGTAAGAGTATTCGTACACCCCAACGCTGCCATAGTCCTTGAAACGGACAAGGAGGCAGAGGGTTGGGGGCCCATTATGAACGTGGCGTCAACCCGAAGTGGAACAGGGGCGGCTCTGGCCCGTAAGATATACCGAAATACGGACGTAATAGCTAGGGACGCACTGGGAAAAATGCCCCCCAACGTGTCCATAGTGAATCACCGACTGAAGCCCGAAGACGGGGCCTACTTCATGGAAGTGGCACAGGGATTCTCACTCGGTATCAATTCGGAGTTCTATCCCTACGTTACCAGCCGCGAATGTACAGTAATGCAAGGCATTGCGGACGCCCGAATACCCCCAACGCAGGTAGTTCGAACCTACATGTCGGTGCGGACCTATCCGATCCGCGTGGGGAACTTAGGGGATATTTCCAGCGGGGGCTGGTACGACGATCAAGAAGAAATGTCGTGGGAAGATTTGGGGGTGGAACCTGAGCTAACTACAGTAACAAAGAGAATTCGTCGGGTGGCCTCATTTTCGGAGGAGCAGCTGATTGATGCTGTTCGTGCCAACGACCCCGACTTCATCTTCATCAACTTTCTCAACTACATGAATGCAACGAATCAAAAGCATATGATCAACGATGTTTATCACATCACTCGGTACTTGAACAAAGATATAGGGCTGATTGGTGGCTATGGTCCGACCAACGAAGACATACGGAGAATTACTAAATGAAAACAATCACTGTTACGTTGACTGACGATATGGACATTTATCACGACGACATATCGAAATTTCTTGATCTCATGGTCCACAAGCTTCACAAGAATGTGCACAAGGGACGATGGGAGAACATAAAGGCCGACGATGCATTTATGCTGCTACGCGCCGAAATGAAGGAATTAATGACAGCGATTCTTGAGAACAACAAAGATGAAGCCTACCTGGAATGTGCCGATGTGGCTAACTTCGCTATGATAATAGCGTCAATCATGAGGGAACGTGGAATATGATCTTCAACGAACTTGACCATAGGCTTTCGGTGGTGCCCCGGTGGGTTGTGCTTGCTACCATACAGAAGCAGAGCGTAGCGGAACACTGCTTTAACGTAGAACGTATAGCCCGCCGAATAGCTAGGGACTGGCTGAATATAAGCGAACTAGATGCTATTTCGCAGGCCGCGCTCCACCACGACGATGAGGAATCCCTAACCGGAGACATCCCTTCCCCCGCTAAAAAGAAGTTGATGGGTGAAAAATACCTTGACGGCGCAGTCGGGGGATGGTACAATGGGGACGATCGGGTGCGGGCCATCGTGAAGCTGGCCGATCTGATGGAAGCATTCTGGTTCTTGAGCATGGAAATGCAAATGGGTAATAGATACGTAGTGCAACACCACCAGGACATGGCGCAACAGATGTTTGATCACGGTGCTCAATTCGGCGACGAAGTAAAAAGTAGACTCAATGAATGGGTGGCGTCGATGAAATTCATGAGGTCGGAGACACATGGCTGAATTACTAGGTGTTCAAAAGGCGGCGCTGGCCGCGTCCAATGGTAAGGCGGGGTACGCCTTCTGGATGGAAATGGGACTTGGGAAGACGCTGACGGCGCTCACCGAATTCACAGATCTAGTGAAGGCAGGTAAAGCAAAGCGGCTGGTAGTGGTCTGCCCTAACTCGTTCAAGAGCGGGTGGGTGGCCGAAATTGAGAAGCA